ATGCAATTCGTGACAAAGATCCTAAAAAATTTACAAGAACCGTGAGAAGAACTGATGCAGATTAACGAAGGCGGTAATGTATTCAAAGATACAGCCGGTAATCCACTCACCCAGCGTATTGCTCAAGCTGATGTCATGCCCACTGCTCAATGGCTAGAGAAGATTACTGGCCTTGACCTCACTAAAGACAAAGACAAGCGTGATGGCAAGCCAATTCGATGGCTAGGATCGACTGGCCGCAAGGCTGATTCAGGCGATCTAGACATGAGTGTTGATGCTGGCGAAATGACAAAAGATCAGTTGGTCGCAGTGTTAGCACAATGGGCCAAGAGTAAAGGTGTGGATCCTGCCAAATACATCAAAAAATCAGGCTCTGCTGTGCACTTTTTTACTGCCATCAATGGCGACCCTAAGAATGGATTTGTACAAACAGACTTTATGTTTAGTAATAAACCAAGATGGACACAATTTGTATTAAGCAGCGATCCTCGTAGCAAATATAAAGGTGCACTGCGCAACATCATGATGAACAGTATGGCCAAGGCCTTGGGATACAAGTTGAATCAAAACGACGGTATTATGGATCGTGCTACCAATGAGTTGATCACAGACGATCCTGCTCAGGTAGCTCAAATGCTACTAAATCCCAATGCCACAGTGGCTGATCTTTACAGCGTAGAAGCCATCCTAAAATCATTGGAAGCAGACCCAAAACGTGCTACCAAGATTGCCGACTTTAAAGCACACATGGATCGCGAAGGCATACAGTTCGACGAAGGCATCTACGAAACAACAGAACTCTACACTGAATATAACGAAGTCAGCATCATGGCCCGTTTACGTGATCGCATTGTAAATCAAGGTATGCAGGTCATTGTGGAAGGTGTGCGTATTGAGCACCCCGAGGACATGATATTTGATCAGCGTCCCAGTGCTGGTCTCAAGCAAGCACTAGATGGCATCGTAGCTGCTGCTCGGAATCCTAGTGAGACCACAGTTAAATGGGACGGAAAACCAGCCATTATATTTGGCCGTAAACCCAACGGGGAATTTGTGCTGACTGATAAGTCGGGATTTGGTGCCAAAGGCTATGATGGATTGGCTACCAACCCAGAACAGATTGCTAAAATTATGAATATGCGTGGTGGCGAGCGTGGCGAACTTATTGCTCTTTATCAACGATTGTTTCCTATGCTGCGTCGTGCAGTACCCGAAGACTTTCGCGGCTATGTTCAAGGCGACTTGTTGTACAGTGAAGCACCTGCGTTGAAGGGTGATAATTATGTATTCACACCCAATACTGTAACATATACAGTGCCGGCCAACACAGACCTGGGCCAAAAAATTTCACAAAGCACTGCAGCAGTGGCTATTCATACTGCATTGTCGGCTCCGGGTGCAGCACCTACACCTATACGTGCTGCTGCTTTAGAACCCAGTCCGGGACTGTTGATTTTGGATCCCAGTTTGAAAGAACCACGTGAGATCAAGTTAAACGCTGCCACTGTTAAAGATGCTACCAGTCTGCTCACACAGTACGGTGCAGCAATGGATCGTTTGTTTAATCCCGCTGAACTGCGAGCACGTAAGATCAGCGATTTTCCTATCTTGATTAAAACCTACATCAACAGCCGTGTTCGCGGTGGCAGCTATGACAACTTGATCGGCGGATTTGGCGATTGGGTCAAACAAAAAGCACCAGCAAAAGCACCACGCATATTTGAATGGGCTACTGAAAACAAGCAGGCAGTGGCAGCACTATTTCAAGCATTCTTAGAAATATCCAGCCTTAAGAATCAAGTGGTCCGTCAGTTAGATGCACAAGCACACGATGTACAGGCCAGCATCAACAACGAACCTGGACACGAAGGCTATGTGGGCAACGGTATGAAGTTTGTGGATCGCATGCGTTTTAGTGCTGCAAACTTTGCCAAAAATAATCCTGAATTAGGATAGGTACTGGCCGATTTCTGTCATTTGGTATAAATAAATGCAGGGACAAAACATTCCCACTTAACCAAGGAGCTTTAAAATGGCATTTTTTCCACCAGCAAATGGCGATGCACAACCGGTATTCGCATTAGACTTAGCAAACGGCCCACAACAAGGCCAAATCTCTTCAGCTGCACTAGTGCAGATGGCAGGTCCAAAACTGGACTTCTTCAGCGTTGTAGTTCAGAACGGTTCACAACAGAACATTGACTTGCAAAACCAGTTGGGTAACGTAACATCAGGCGTTTTCACACCAGGTGTTGTTGTTCAACTAAATCAAAGCATTCAAGAGACAGCCACCATTGCCATGTACCAGGTTGAAGCTGCTTCATCTGGTCTGATCAGCTACGCTGTATATCCAAGTGGTGCTTACACTGCTGCCACTCTGCAAGCTCAACTGCGTGCCTTGGGCAACATTCAGATCACAGCCAGCGATGGTACAGTGACTGGTGTCAACGTTACAGGTACAGACGTTGTAAACGTAGGTTTCAAACTAGCTACCAGCTAATTTCGAGTCAGTTTAGTATAGACCCAAGCCCCGGATTTATTTTGGGGCTTTCTTTTGACCATTAAATACCTATACTATGCAACCACTCAACCCAATTCCATTATGGCCTATCCTGATGTATGATTTTCAGTGGGACGACCACGATCAATATCGAGACGAGATTGCCCAGGTATGTTACGACCTCGAAGAGAAGAAACATGTCAGTAATGTAGCACCAGATGCCAAACGCGGCCTGTACGAAAGCGGATTTGACTTTGTATCTACAGATTCGCCTGCTGTGCTGGCATTCAGTCACTGGGCCAAACAGTGTATGTTTCGTGCTGCCGCCAATGCCAACAAGGCCTATTGGCCCCCAGGTATGAATGTCACAGTAGAGATACACGAATCCTGGTGCCACATCACACGTGATGGTGGCTATCATGACATGCATGCTCATCCTGGTAGTTCTTGGTCTGCTATCTATTACGTAGACACCGGAGACATGGGTGCTGCTGAAGATAAAAATGGTGTCAACAGATTTTACAACCCCAATAATTGTGCCTATGCAGATGCAGGAATGGCCTGGACCAATCGCAACACCAGCATTGACTTCAGAGCTGAACCTGGTATGATGGTTGTTTTCCCCAGTTGGCTACAACATTCTGCTGTGGTTTATCGCGGCACCAAGGATCGTATTGTGATTGCGTTGAATTGCAGAATTACTCGGTCTGATATGTCACAGGTGTCGATATCAACATGACTTTACGAATAAAATGCACCACACGCTTTGACATCACAGAAACTGGCATACGTAATCGTGTGTTCAGATCAAACATGCCATTCCGGGACAAAACTGGACGAACAATTGTAACACAAGCAGAATGGCAACAAGCTAGAAATCAACAAGCTAATTGGGAAACTGTGAATCAAGTGATCAGTTTGCGTACACTGCCTGAGCGTATATCAGCTCCGATGGCAGATTCTGCTGCTGCAACTTGGTCATTTGAATTTGACGTAGTTGACCCTGGTTCTATTGCTCATAACAACGACCCTGTGGGTTATCTAATAGCTGACTGCAACGGGGTTCCGATGATAACTGGACTTGGAGAATCTTCTGATAATGCTGCATTTTTATCCAGCCAAGACACAGCAGCCAATATTTGGTTTGATGTTGTTCAACAGATTGACCATAAATAATCTGTCTAAGGATACATTATGGTTGATACTACTGATATCGAAAAAAAGAGTTTGGAAGCACACGTGGAATTGTGTGCTGAACGTTATCGATTTCTAGAAAATAAGTTGGAGACAGTGGAAGCCACTGTCAGTAACGTCAATGAAATGGTTGTTGATATTCGAGACATGATGGATAAAATAGTAGACAAACGTAATAATCAGATAATCAACTGGGGCACTGCTATTATAGGCAGCCTAGTAGCTTCTATTGTGTACCTTGTGATGCAATACGTGATCAAATGAAAAAACAAGAAAAGATTCTACAAAAGCTACAACAAATTGTTGAGCCAGAATATAACCAGCTTAAATCTAATATGATTATAGCTCAAAACAATCAATATCATGTGTTTGATCGATATACTATAGAAAAATCTGCTGACAACACTTATTCAGTTGCAAGACAACGTTATGTAGACAAAATTTTCTCTACATTGCCAGTAGCCCTGAGTTGGTGTATTGCAGACAAGATTCGAAACAGTCGATTGGCTTATGCTTTACAAAATTTAGATCAAGAGCGTTTAAGAATTGCTGCAGATGTGTTTGTTAGAGAATCCTTGTTAAAACAAATAAAAGACCCTGAACGCAGAGAAATAACATATATTAAAATTACAGCCAAAAAACAAGGTCTTAGAGCTGTAGAAAATCGTCTTGCCAAATGTGTTAGTTTGGCTAAATACTATCAGATACGAGGATTCAACCGCGATGAAACTGCACGAACTAGACACACTCAAACAACAAGATAAAGCAGCACAAGTATTGGAACAACGATTGGGTCAATCCGTTTCGTTTTCAAATCTTAGTCTGCGTGAATCACGTCACATGCTACTGCGTGTACGTGGCTTAATTAACGAACACAGAGCCAGTGCTGCGTCACATTCAAGCGAACGTGATCCTGCTTATCTCAAGTTAATTATGCTGGAATCAGGACTTAAAGGTCGGCTGAAAGAAGGTGCACCTCCTACAGTATTACCTTCTGATCAGAAATACACACAAGCATTAAGCCGAGTATATGGTCAACAGATAGTAAATAATCCTAAGTTCTCTGACTTGCTTGCCAGATTAAAGCGAGCAACTCCAAATGAACGAGAATTAGATATTATTATCAAAACTGGTACATTACCAAATCATCTTGAAGAAATTGCTACTACTATGCCTGGGCAAGCACCTGTTGCCGGAACGATGCCTGCTACTGGCACTGTTGCAGCAAAGCCAGGACAACCAGTTGCTGCACCTGTAAATCTTAAAGATCCAAAACTTGTTGCTGCTACTAAAAAAGCACAATCGGGTCAAACACTGAATCCTCAGGAAAAAGAAATGATGGCTGCTGCTGGTGCTGCTGCTGTGGCTATGCAGAAAGAATCGCAACAAGCCCGCCGTAGACTGCGAGAAAGCGAAATACAACAGGCCCAGGTTGTGTTGGCTGCTCAAGATATGGTTGATCAAATCCAAAAAATGCTTGAGCAGATTTCTGCTATGCAGTTTAAAGATTTGCCAGCTCTGACAGATTCAATCAAGAACGACATGGGTGTTGATCAAGCCACTGCTTATCAATCAGCTGCTGCTGCCGCACTAACACAATTGTTGGCAGGTGTACAACAAGGCAAGACAGCCTTAGAAGGTGCACAAGGTACACTAACAGGCCAAGCTCCGGTGGTACCTGGTACAGAACCTGCTGCCGACATGGGCGCAGATTTAAATGCAGAACCGGATGTAGATGTAGATGTTGACGCAGAAATTACACCTGCTGACGACGAAGAACCAACACCGTTGGGTGCTCCTGAAACATTAGGTCGCGAACGCCGTGTTGCTGAGGCCGCCAAGAAAGGCAAGCCAGATTTCCTGGATCTTGACAAAGACGGCAACAAAAAAGAAACAATGAAATCGGCTGCGGCTGACAAAAAAGCAGGACCGAAGAAAGGTGTTAATCCTTTTGCCAAATCAAAATAATGCGATTAGTTGAGTTCGAAGTATCAAGCGTAAACACAGAAAAACTGGCTGCTTTAAGCCAGTTTCTGTTGTCTCGTACCGAAGATACCAATGCTAAGAAAACTATGCCGGTGTCAAGTTTTCTTGACCTAGCCAACAACATGGGTGTCGGCATCACAGATGACCAATTACGCAATCTTGTACAACAACCCCCACTTAGCGAAATAATTGCCAATATCGAAGGCGATGCTGAAACTGGCACAATTACATTTAAAGGTGCTGAAGAAGTAGCACCTAATATGAGCGTGGATCAAGCTCGTGACACAGTCGACACAATGGCCAAACGAGCACTAAACAAAAAAGGACTTTGATCATGTTAGAAACAATTTTCTGGTTATTACTGGGTGCATTTGTGGGCTGGAATTTCCCCCAGCCAGATTTTGCCAAAGCTATCCAAGCAAAGATACTGGGCCTTTTTAAGAAATCGTGAACCTTGTTTATATTCACGGTGCCAGTGCCACCGGGGATAGTTTCAATTACATTCGGCACCATCTCGACCACCCTGACGAAATTGTCATAGAATACGACAGCCAAAATGGATTTGATCGTAATTTAGCAGACATGAAAAATATTGTCAGTAACATTGACAACATTGTGTTTGTGTGCCACAGTCTCGGCGGCATCTATGCCCTGCACTTGGCCTCTGCTTTTCCAGATCATATATTGGGTGCTGTAACAATGAGTACACCTTACGGTGGAGCCGAGTCAGCAGACTATGCCAAATACTTTTTGCCATTTAACCGGTTGTTACGAGATATAGGACCCAACAGCGACCCAATGAAAACTGCCAGCCGTATTCAACTGCAGCATCCTTGGTTAAATGTAGTGACCACAAGAGGTGATAGTCCTTGGATAATGCAACCCAATGATGGCGTGGTTACTGTGAATAGCATGCGGCATAGATCTGAAATGCAGCTTCGGGAACTGTATATCAATCATTACGAAGTGGTAATGAGTCCCAAAACAGTTGATATCATCAAAGAGTTCGTGTATAATATTAAATAGTAATATAGAACCCAAGGAGGTCTATTATGAAACGTATATTTCTCGGTGTATTTTTAGCTGTCTTTCTTGTGGGCACCACACAAGCAGGTGGTTACGGCCGTGGCTACTATAACGGCTATAACAATGGCTATCGCAATAGTTACAATAATGCCTGGGCCTGGGG